AAGCCGCCACGCTGAAGGCCGACGTCAACATCCTCGGCGGCACCGGCGAACAGTCGACGCGCGTCCTCGAGGCGATGGACCGCTTCTGGCAGTCGCCAACAGCGCCGCGCGAGCTGCTCGCCTCCGAACCGGCGAAGCGCGAGACGAAGTTCCGTGACGGCAACTGGATCCGCGCGCTCATGGCGTCGACCGCATCGGTCCGCGGGCCGCACCCGCAGCGGCTGCGCATGGACGAAGTCGACGAGATGGAGCTGCTCATCCTCGACGCCGCCATGGGGCAGACGATGGCGCGCCCGGGGATCCCGGCGCAGACCGTCCTCAGCTCGACGCACCACTACGCCGACGGCACGATGACCGAGGTCCTGCGCCGTGCGGCCGATCGTGGCTGGCCCGTCTACGAGTGGTGCTGGAGAGAGACGCTCGAGCCGCACGGCTGGCTGCTGCAATCGGAGGTCGACCGGAAGCGCCTCGAGGTCACGACCGCCATGTGGGAGGCGGAATACGACCTGCAGGAGCCGTCGGCCGACAACCGCGCGATCGTCCCCGACGCCGTCGAGCGCATGTTCACGGCACGTCTCGGGAAGTTCCCGGGCACCGTCGGACAGCTCGTGCAGATCGAGAAGAAAGTCGCCGGCGCGCGCTACGTGCACGGGTCGGACTGGGCGAAGAAGCAGAACTTCACGCAGGTCTGGACGCTGCGCGTCGACGTCAAGCCGTTGCGTCTGGTGGCGTGGATCCGGCAGCGCCGTGAGCCGTGGCCGAAGATGGTCGCGCTGCTCGACGATCGCGTGAAGGAGTACGGCGGCGCGGCCATGCACGACGGGACCGGGATCGGCGACGTCATCAACGACTACATGAAGACGCCGGCGCAGCCGTTCATCCTGGTCGGGCGCGACCGATCGGACCTCTTCTCCGAGTACGTCTCCGCGATCGAGCGCGGCGAATTCGAAGCGCCGCTGATCGAATCGCTGAAGGCCGAGCACAAATTCGCCTCGACGAAGGACCTGTACGAGTCGTCCGGGCATCCGCCGGACGGCATCGTCGCCGGCGCGCTCGCGTACCGTGCGACCCAGATCGCGCCCACGGTCGGCTTCGCCCGCGTGGAACGACTGCTGTGACGATGACCGCAGTCCAATTCCGCGCGAAGATGGATTATCTCCTTGGCATCCATCGCCGCGCCTGTCAACAGCACCCATCGATCCTGACTGGCGGTAGTCCATACCCCCTGTTAGGGCACGGCATCGTCGGTCAGTCGCTCGCGAGGGTGGAGGTTCAACGCGCGCTTCAGATTCTGGGATCGATGTACCCGATTGAGACACACATCGCCATTCCAGAATGGCCGACGGTCAAAGTTCAGGGTCGTTACGGCTCGCGCGGTTCGAAGCACTGCCGTTGTGACTTCGGCATCGTGGAAGTCGCTTCAGAAGCTCTGATCGCTGTCGTCGAAGTCGGGGACCTATCCTGGGAGGGGAAGCTCGAAGTGTATGAACGCCTACTTCCAGGTGTTAAGGTGATTTGGATTCCAAAAAATGACGTGAGCGATTGGCGGCGTTTCCTTTTGCCGAGGTTGCTGTGAGCGCGCACCAGTCGCAGGGCTCGGCGCTGCCAGTCAGTTGTCCCGCCTGCCAGCGCCGGACGTTGACGCTGACGCCACGGACCAACTGGGTGCGCTGCAGCAACTGCCCCTGGCAGAACGACCTCCCGCATCTCATCGCGGTGGTGTCGGAGTCGCACCCGTCGCGGCGCTTCCTGCAGGAGCTGCTCGGCGAGGACGCTCGACGCTGATGGGCCGCCCGCGCAAGGACCCCGTTGTTCGCCCGCACCCGCGGCCGGTTCGCCTTGACGCCGACGTCGACGACGCGCTCTGCCGGCTGTCGATCCGCCACGATGTGAGCGTGCACGCGCTGCTGAAACTGGCCGCGAGGATGCTCGTGGAGGTCGAACCGGCGAAGCTTGATCAGGTCGTCGTCCGCCGGATCTCCTGAGTATTTGGTATACACAAAACCCGCAGGTCTACCGTTACCGCCGCATTCTGACGCTCGGGGGTGGCCCAACACCCCGCTCCAGCATCTTCGAAATGAGCGCGATCGCGACCGCGGTTGACCCGCTCGTGTCCGTGACGGCGACCGCTCCGGCGGCGCCGGTGCACCCCGTGTACGCCACGTGGGCACCGGTCTGGCGTCTGCTCGTGGAGGTCTTCGAGGGTTCCGGCGGTTTTCTCGATGGCACCCGCCTCATGGCGCACCCGCGGGAGTGGAAGGACTACACCGCCGAGACCCCGTCGCAGCCCACGAAGAAGCTGCTCGCCCGCCGCAAGATCGCGCGCTACGAGAACGTCGCCGCGACGATCCTCGAGCAGAAGAAGTCCGCGCTCTTCAGAACGCCGGTCGTCCGGACCATCGGCGAGAGCAAGGACTCGACGCAGAGCCACGAACTCTCGAAGTGGTGGCAGAACGTCGACGGCCGTCGCACCAACATCGACGACTACATGGCGCTCAACTGGCCGCCGTGCGGGCTGTTCGGGCACATCGTCCACGTGATGGACCGCCCGCAGGGACCGCGGCCGTACACCATGGCCGACCAGCGCGCGCCGTATCTGCGCCTCTACAGCCCGCTCGACATGCCCGACTGGCTGCAGGACGAGATGGGCTGCCTGACGGCCGTGAAGCTCCTGGAAGCGCAGCCGCGGACGTCGCTCAAGGAGCAGCCGCTGCCGACCGCGCGCTACCAGGAACGGATCATCACGACCGAGGGCTTCGAGGTCCTGAACAGCGACGGGACGGCGATCGCCGGCAAGAGCGGTCAGCACCAGTTTGGCCGGCTCCCCGTGGTCATCCAGTACGCGAAGCGGCGCGCGCTCTCGCCGGTCATCGGGCAGTCCGTGCTGGGCGACCCGATGCTGTTCGTCGACGATTACAACCTCACGAGCGAGCTCCGCGAGCTGCTCCGCAATCAGACCTTCTCGATTCTGAACATCATCCTCGGTGACGGCGAGAAGGCGATGACCGTCGACCAGGCGATCACGATGCTGAACGCCACGGGTGGGTCGGGAACCGAGAACGTGCTCTTCTCGGCACGCGGCGCGCAGTACGTCACAGCCGAAGCCAACAACATCGAGGCCTACCAGAAGGAACGGGCCGAGCTGCGTCGGACGATGTATCGTCTCGCCAACATCCCCTGGGAGACCGACACCAGGGATGCCGAGGCCGAAGGCTCGCTGAAGCTGAAGCGCGAGGACATGAACCAGATCCTCGCCAGCTACGGGGACGAGTGCGAGAAGGCCGAGTATGAATTCGTCGAGCTCTGGTTCCGCGCCAAGTACGGCGAGTCGAACTGGGAGCAGCGCCTCGAGGAGGCGAAGGTCGTCATCCGGTATCCGGAGTCGTTCGACGTCACGCCGTTCTCCGAGATCCTCGAGCAGGCGCAGGCGGCCATCACGATCGAGATGCCGCCGGCGTTCATGAAGGAGCTTCGGCGTCGCCTCGTGGCGAAGTTCCTGCCCGACGCAGGGCCGGACATCATCGACGCGATCGACAAGGAGCTCGAAAAGATGGCCAAGGAGCCGCCGCAGGCTGGTCTGCAGCGGGTTGGACGGCTGGCCGCGATGCTCAAGGGCGCGGGCGCCGAGCCCGTTGAGGGGCAGGAACCGCCCATCAAGGAGGCCGCGTGAGCGAGTCCTTCGCCGCGCTCCTGACGGAATCCGAGAAGCTGGCGCGCGTCGCCGACAGCATCGGCAACGCCTACGCCCTCGAGCTCGGACGCGTCCTGCGGGACCTCGAGCGGGAGCTCCGCGCGCTGGCCACCGGCGCGCTCGACGGCACGCCGTCCGCGCTGACGCGCGCGGTCCGCGGCGCCAAGCTGCGGCGCGAGATCCAGAAGGCGCTGCGCACGGCCGGCTACGACCAGCTCACGGAGACGGCGACATCCGTCCCGCTGAACCGGCTCGTCGAGCAGATGGGCAAGCTCCGCGGCGCCGCGAAGCTGAGCGCCTTCACGTCGACCGACCAGACGCGCATCCTGGCGCTCCAGGAACTCGCGAAGATCGACCTGCTCGGCGCCGGCGACGAGACCGCACAGGCGCTCTGGCGCACGTTGGCGCAGGGGATCTACTCGCAGCGCGATGTCAAGGCGCTCCTGGAGGACCTCGGCGACGCCGTCGACCTGGAGGAGACGCAACTCCGGCGCCTGTACAACACGACGCTGAGCATCTTCACGCGCCAGCTCGAGGCGATGAAGTCGGGCGCCAGCGACGTCTTCATCTACGTCGGGCCCGTCGATGAGCGACTGCGGCCGTTCTGCCGCGGGCACGTCGGCAAGGTCTACACGCGCGCGCAGATCGACGCGCTCGACAACGGGCAGCTGCCGAACACGTTCCTGACCGGCGGCGGCTGGAACTGCCGGCACGTGTGGCACGCCGTCAGCAAGTTCAGCGAGGCCCGCGAACTGGCCGGGACAGGCAAGCGGCTGCCGGAAGTCGAAGCCGCGATCGCGGCGCTGCCGCCTGGCGGAAGGAAGGCGGCGTAGTGGGCGTCCAGGTGCGCGTAGCGCGGTCGTTCGAGCTCGAGCAGCTGGAGCTCCTCACCGCCGAGGACATGCGCGAGATCGGGCTCCTGGCGCGCGAGATGATCGTGTCCCGCACGCGGTTCCGGCAGGTCGGCGCCGATGGTCAGCCGTTTCAGGGGCTGTCGCCCAAGTACGCGGACTACAAGCACAAGTCCGTCGGGGGCATTCCGAAGCCGGATCTCACGCTGAGCGGGGCGATGCTGAACGACCTCACGATCGTGGAGGTCCGCGTCGATCGTGAGCGAGCGGCGGTGGTGCTGGGGTTCACGAAGTAGATGGCCAAGAAGAAGTTTATCGACGCGGCGTTCCAGCCGATCCCCAAGCGGAAGACACCGCGTCGGGTGACACGCGCGCCGAGGATCCGTCCGCGGTCCCTCAAGCAGGCGAAGCGTGAGGGTATAGGCGGGCTCAAGGGACGCGAGCGGTTCAGCGGACCGCGGTTCATTCAGCGCAGCCGCGAGGTCAGCAGC